GAGAATTTGAACAATTGGTAAATAAGAAGGTATCTGTGGCTGATTATCCGTATGAGGTTTTACCAAATACTGGATATCAACCAAATTTCGAGGATGATTATCTAGCTGTGTCGATTTTATCGAAATGGCCAAATTTTCAACACCCGGAATTAGATCCTGAGATGGCCTGTAAACAGGCCGCTGCAGATGCTGAAGAAGCATGCGCACAATCTAATCGACGACTAAAAGCAAACTGGAATACTCCTTCTCAGGAGAATTCTGCATACTTGCATCTAATTTCTCAAATGCAGGCAGACATTGCCAGGACGCTTGGATCGTTCGATTCCACTCGCTGGGAGTCGAGTTGCCGTTTTGGACCCGGAAGGGCCCTAGGCCAACAGGGTGAAATAGACTATGAGAAACTAGTCCATCGTCCTAGTTGTACTGCGACTTTTCTTCCATTTGGGCTTAACTTGATCTCAAGTTCTATCCCATGGCTTGAAGCATTGTCAAACAGTGGCGCCGACCCCTTTTCCACATACGTGGAGGAGGAGGAGATCGTCTACAAATTTGATGTGCAGATTGAGCCCGGTGACCGATATACGATGGTTCCAAAGAACGCTAAAACCCATAGGAGCATTCGTGCCCAACCGGGTCTCAACGTCTTTGCGCAGCTTGGCATAGGTGTAATGTTGCGAGACCAATTAGCTTTAAATGGTCTTGACCTCAACACCCAAGAGCCTAATCAGATCTTGGCCAAGCTAGGTTCTAGTTCTCTTCCCTCAATGGTCACACTTGACTTAAAAGGGGCATCCGACCATATATGTACCTATCTAGTTCGGCTTCTTTTCCGAGAAGCCGATCCAGGTTGGTTACACGCGATGGAACTTTGCCGTACAACTATGGCAGAACCATTCGATGGTGATGGAAAGTATGAGATACTAAAATCTTTTAGCGCTATGGGAAACGGCTACACGTTCGAACTTGAAAGCCTAATTTTCTGGGCTGCAGTACGTGCGGTGCGTCGTAAAGTTCAGGATACTAAACAGTATCGGGTATACGGGGATGATATCATCTGCAGCAGACTTGTTGCTGATGAATTAATTCCTTTTCTTACCTTTCTGGGCTTTCCCATCAATACCGGAAAAACCTTCTTAGAAGGCCCTTTCCGTGAATCTTGTGGAGAGGATTACTGGTATGGAACCAATATTCGACCGATCTTCCTCACAATCTCTGAGAAAGAGATTGAGGACTCGAATGCAAACGGATCTTCCGTCATGCGCTGGGTGCAGACTTGCAATGCGCTTCGTAGGCTGGCTTACCGGCGTAATCGCGGTTTTGGCTGCGATGCTCGGCTACTGCCTGCCTGGAGGTTCGCAATACTGCAATTACCTAAACTTCTTCGAAACTCTCTTAAGAGTCCTTGGAGACAAATAGGTGACCAAACACTTATTTGTTCCGACGATGAAGCACGGGAAAACCCATTAGTGAGACGATGCACGAGTTATCAGTGCCTCATTTCACCGAGGCTGGTTGCTTCTATGCGGTTAAAACAGCCTAATTCCTTATTTGGAGTAAAAGCTGCGTTACTGTATAGATCTTGCCAGTCAGATCGAACGATGTTTCGCTTCGACCGAGTTCGGTCTTGGCTTAACGATTGGCTGTTACAACAGTCACTCACAGAGACATGCAGTCAAGAAGGCATTCGGAAACATTTCACACCAGGTAGATATCTATCTGGGAATGGAAAATTCGGCTTGCCTAATCGACGTGCAATCAAAGTGAGTGTTGGTTGGGAAGTTT